CAGACATGTCCTTGAGGCTTAACCTGTCACCACGGTTTAATGATGCATCCCTTTGTATTTTACTGACTGTGTTTTCAGCGTTTTTCGCTATCGTCTCAGCGTTGCCTGGGTTCTTTAGTATCTCAATCTTGCTTTGGGCTTCTACGTCTTGCAACATCCCATGGGTTTGCAATAGGTTGGCTTTTGAGGCCTCAGATTCATATTCCGTGGCTTTTACAATGGTACGCTCTGCAATCTGACCAAAGGCTTGCGCCATGTTGTTATAACCAGTTGCCGCAGATCGTGAGGCCGGGGGGTTGATGATTGGGTTTGTTTCTTTATTTTGGACAATTTCAGCGGCCATTATATGTCCTCAACCTGTGGCAATTTAGGCGTGCCGCCTCTTGTTGGTACCTTTTCCCCGAAACTTACGAGATTTAACGCAAGATTTGACGCATCACCGAACAATTGGGCATGTAATGTATTTTTTACGTTCTGCTTTTCAATGCTTATGCCCTGCTGAGCCAGTGATTCTTCGGTCTTTTGGTTGGCTTCTTTTCTTGCCCCAATATTTATTGTTTCTCTTTGTATCGCATTAAAGCTTGGGCTATCAAATGCCACACCACGGGTTGCCATCTGGGCTGCTTGTCGGCTTAACATCTTGTCAGTCAATTCTAAATTGGCCAAAGTCTTTTGTTGGTACTGTAAAGCACTTAATTGTGATTGCTGATTAAGTGCAGATAGGTTCGCCTCTTCCGCTTCTTTTTCAGCACTCATTTTGCCTACGGTTGCACCAACTGAAATTGCAGCAAGTGCAAAACCTGCGGTTTCTAATCCCATATTTGCCTCATTAAATTACTGCCATATCTATTTGATACCCAATCGAGAGTATTTGTAAATCAAAAGGTGATGATTGTGTTATCACAATGGCCGCACCATCAAACCTATTATACCCTTCAACAGGTGAAAATATCGCCGTCCCTGTCATTGGCGTTAAAGGCAGTCCTATTTGTATATCCGTGAAGTTTTGATAGTTTACTAATATACCGTTAATTTGAAAGTCTAAGGATTGATAGTAATCAATGTAAATTCGCTCGATATGTTTTTTAAAGGGGGAACTTGTCGCGCTAAAATAGGGATACATTGGGATTATTTCTACGTCATAAAGTAGTCCTATTTGAACACTACCCACAATAAGCAATGGGTTGTTCACGGTAATCTCACCTTCTACGACCAAATAATCGTTACCAAAATCTTGCCCTTGATAGACAACTTGCACAGTATATCCATCAAACCTATCAAGCCCCGTTACGAGACCATTAGCACTCATTACATAGGTTTGCTGGCTGTCAATGAATACGCCCGTGTCTAGGCTTTCAATAGTAAATTGTCCGGTCAATGCATAGTATTTTAAAATATAGACTATATTTTCTACACTCACAATATCAATCAATTGTACGTTGGGCTCAAACATAATTGGTGTGAGGGCTGCAAGCTTAATCTCTGTTGCAAATTGAAACGCAGTCAAACTATTGTCTGGGTTTTGCAGATAAATAAAATTGTCTTGCGATGTGTCTGTCCCCCTTAATAGCGCCCTGTTGTTTGGGTTCTTCATGAGGTTCTGGCTTTGTGGTGCTATGTTTGTTGATGCATAAGCCAATCCAACTCCAGTGAAGTGGAAATTTACTAATGATTTGCCTGTCTTTTGAACAAAATAGGAATCGTTCAAATAGGTTTGTGGCTTTAATAATGTTGATGAGCCATAAGATGATTGCTGTCTGATTGAGAATGTTCCAGGTGTTAGGCCAACGTCTTCGTTTTGAGGGCACGCAAATTCGAAGTTAGAACAATATATTTCAAGCTGCTTGCCGCCATTAAGCCATAAAATTGGCCCCGAGCTAGTTTGCCCAATCGTGTAAATAATTGCATCAGTATCAAGCCCCGTTCCTACGTCAAATGATATCGGCTGGTTTATTTTAGAACCAAATATTGTACCTGGCAACAAGGCTGTTTGTGCAAACCATAATCTATTTTGAAAGTATAATACTTTTGCCGGATACCCTAGGTTATATGGATTTCCGAGAGTTGATACCCAAGCAGGTTGTCGTATTGACCATTGGCTCCCGACTGTTGAATAGGTTGCAACGTTGAATGCTATTTGAACAAGCACCGTAAACAATACGTTTGTTGTAATCTGTGAAACGCTCGTTATTATCCCATAGCCAATTGGTGACAAATCTGTAGTACCACCACCAACAATCTGTCCCCCTACCCATGCATTCGTAAACAATGGAATTCCAGCCCCAAAGGGCATATTTGCGAACCCAATTGATAATGTTGAACCGCTTAATCCTGTACCTACTAGGGTTACAATCGTATTGTTATAGTTTATCTGGCTAAAATCGAATGCAGGCAGCGGATAAATATCTAGGTATTCAAATGCAAAATGCAATGGTTCATAGCTGTCTATGAAGATACGACCAGGTGGATAGTTTGGGGATGTTAAAATTAGCGTGTCATTGTCTTGCGTATAGTCTATTCCAAACAAATCAGCTTGCGTATAGTCAACAGGAATTGCTTGGAAAAAGGTTACATTTTCATTGTTGTAGACTACATTGTTGCCTTGATAATCTATGACAAAGTTGTCATTGTAATCGATTACAAATTCTTGTGAGTTTGGTGTAGTAAAGACATAAAAGAACTTGTCTCCTCCCATCACAATGTAATAGTTGCCATTCCTATCTATAAATTCATACATGGTTGAAGTAAATACAGCTTCACCTGTGACATTGTTTCTAAATGTTGTGCCTTTGCGTTTTTTGGATAATCCCGTTGTTCCTACTTCGGTATTTAAAAGGCTTTGCGCAGCAGTTAGGTACTCTGGGATGTCAGAACGCTTCCAGGTAATCTCGTCAACTTGACCCGCAAGAAAGCTTGTTTGACGTACCATCTCATTAGCCATGCAACGAACCACCTTTTAATATAAGTATACTTGCACTAAAAGACCATTTTAGTGTGTTTTGCCAATTAATCGTATGTTATTTTAATGTTATTTTAGTGTTATTCTATTAATACTTTATTTTATTTATTCGTAATGATAGAATAACTTTTTGCTCATTTATAATATAATTATGGCTCAAACTCCCGCGCAACGCCAAGCTAAATATAGACTCAACAATCCCGAAAAATGTATCGCTGCTAAAAAAAAATCTTGGTACAAAAATCATGATAAAAATATAACTCTGTCTCGCGAAAAGTATCAAAAAAACAAACTTTCTTATCAGGAAAACAATCTTAAAACTTATCATTCAAATAGGCTGCGTCAATCAAACACCCGCTTAAAACGACTTTTTGGTATGACATTAATTGAATATAATTTACTCAGTGAATATCAAAACAATTTATGTGCAATATGCAATAATCCCGAAACCATTCTTGATAACAAACAATTAGGTGTTCGTAAGCTTGCTGTTGATCATTGTCACATAACAAATACCAATCGCGGCCTATTATGTTTTAATTGCAACATTGGTCTTGGAAAATTTAAAGACTCTATCCAAGAACTCGAAAAAGCTATTTTATACCTTAAAAAACATACATCATGACTAAACATAAGTCAATCTATCGAAGTCATTGTATGGTGTAGTTGAAACTGATCGTTCCATATCATCTTGCGTGATTGCCTTAGCAATCATTATTTCATATTCTTTTTGTAAGTATGTGGTCAATTGAATGTTGTTAGTCAGCGTAGGGCTCAACTTTGCTGCTGCATATAATACCAGGGCTCGTGCAAACAAAGGCGTGTAGACTTCGGGTATCGCTTGGTTAACAATATAATAATAACCCACGGGCTTTACTTGGGCCAATAACAGGCCATCTGTGAACTGATAAATAGGCCATTGAGAACTTGTATATTGCCACTTAAAGAAGTGTCCGAAGTCACCAGGCAATTGATATGTGTAATTGTAATCTGGCGAAAAATTGTTTGTTAAGGGCGTATTGTCAAAAATATATTTTGTAAGAAAAGACCAATTGTAAACCAGATACAGTTCTGCCTCTAGTTCGAAAATCTTTGCACTTGCTTGCTGTGCGTCTGGGCTTTCATTGATTGAAGCAACCGACAACCTGCCGAGCTCAGATAGCGTGCGATTTACCAATTGCAAATGAGTGGGCATTCTTTCACCTTGAGATATTGGGGGATTTCTCCCCCAATCTTATTAGACTACTTCAAACCCAAATATCAACGTCCCGTTTAGGGCAGTCCCCGCAACGTTGTTGTTATATAGGCTTAATGTCGCCGATCCAGCTCCCGGGATTGCCCTTAACTCAATACCACGAGTCGTATTTGTTCCACCCATTAACTGCAATATCACAATTGAAGATGTTGTAATTCTTGAGTTAGTTAGGGTAAAGGCATAGGCTGCGGCTGCTGCTGTTGTTAAAGCCTCAGTCGTGACAACGCCCGCTTGATGGTTGATTGTTGCGGCACCCGCTGTACTTGTAGCAGTACCTCGGTCAAGCAACAATGCGCCAGTCAATTGGCCACCAGATAAAGGCGCACCACCCAGGTTTGATAATGATGTGCTAGCGCTTTGAACATCTGACAAGTTATTTACAGCAAGCAAAGAGTTAGATGAACTTGTAGTCTCATTAACGGGAGTTGCCTGATAGTTAACAACTGACACGCCAGGATCGGCACTCGTTAATATCGTCAAAGTGCTGGAAGTAGCTGTCACTTTTTGAATATTAGAGGCATTCGCAGACGTTGAAAAATTCGCTACAACATCACTAGTTGCGGTTATTGTTGCATCTGTAATTGTAATGGTTGCGCTACCACCTGCATTGCTATAAGTCGCAGCATATAGTCCTAGGTTGGTCAATGCTGTTGAAATAGTCGTCGCTACATAACCAATTACAGATACCCCTGGATCGGCGCTACATAATATCGTCAAGGTCCCGGCCGTTGGTATCACTTTTTCAATGATTACGGAGTTTACCGAACTGATAATATTTGCATTTACAATCATAGTCGCGGTTATCAATGGATCGGAAATGACAATTGTCGCAGATCCACCGGCATTACTATAACGCGCAACGTGCACACCCAGGTTTTGTAAAGCAACTGATGGGTTAAACGCAAGGTATGTCAAAGTTGATGCACCAGGATCGCCTGATGACAAAACTGTGAACGTACCAATACCAGGCGTTACCTTTTCAATTGATACAGCATTTGCACTTGTTTGCCAGGCGGCCAATATCACCATATTTGGGCTAATCGCACTATCGGTCACCGTGGTAGTAGCTGAACCACCCGCATTTGTATAGCGAGTTGAACGCACACCATAAGCACCTATGCCGGTTGCCGTGGA